GTAGTTCTTTGTGTCAACATGTAGCTACAGTATTTACAAATAAATTTCTTTGTGGTATCATGTGGTAACAGAAGCAATAAGGAGGAATAAGCATGGAGCTGCCTAGTACGCCTGCTAAGTTCAAAAGAAAAGAGTATGATGATGTAATCCGTTTACGCCTTTATGCAGAAGACAAGGCCTTATTTTATTCCATTTGTGATGACAACTCTGTTAATCCCTCAGAGCTACTCAGGAAATACATTAAGCAATATATCAGTGATAATCAGAAATAAACCCATAGAAACACAAAAAGACCTCCTCAAGAGAATCTGAACGAAACTCTTGAGGAGGTCTTTATTTATACCTCAGTGCTTTTATTAAATTGGTGCCTTTTCACTACGTGTCACAATCAACTATATCGGGTACATTTCCCTTTCAGCTATACAAACGGCTCTATAGGTTGCTGCCTCGGACTGAAGAGTAGTACAAATGTGGAGTAACCTTTGTTTATCTGATTTACTCTCAAGGTGAAACAGAGTGCATGTTCTTCTAAAAGCATCCTCATCTGGTATACCTTGAGCCATTAATGCAAAGAAATAAGAGGAGGCTGTCACCATTCTTCGTTTGTAGTTTAATCTTGGGATGTACCAAGAGGCAAACATAAGAAGACAAATAGCCCCACCAACGAGATAAGTTTCAATAAACATATGAACTACCTCCAGTCATTCTATAGGATATTCTTGGTAGGAATAGTATACCACATTAGGTACTTCATTAGAACGAACATTTGTAACAGTCCTTAGAGCTACTCATGATGAACTTGGGAGAATCTTGGGATTAACTTAAGACCTGGTATTATGACCAAGTAATAAATAAACACAGATAGATCATAAGTATATCTAAAAACTGTCAAGTAATTTTCCTTGACACCTCGCACAAATATAGGGCCGATACCCTCAAGATTACCTCAAGAATCCGTCAACTTCCCATAATGAAAATTTATCGGAAGTTAGAAACCTAGTGTTTATGCGGGTTCGTGGCCTGTTGCCTTAAGTTCAACCCTCAGACTAGGTCAAATGTCCACAATCTGAAGTACAAACATTCGTTTGTCAAGGGAAAGTACTTGACAGGTGCCACGGGGGAACCTAGGGAGGCGCTCGCAATGAAGTTGAGGTCTCGGAAATTTTTCCTAAAATTTTACTTTAGAATAATAGCGAAGGTAGTTATCTCGTGTTCCAAACACTAACCACCCCAGGGGATATAAGTTTTGGAACACAGCGGAGCCTTAAAACTTGTAATAAATGGTTATCTTTTTATCTTCAGAAATCTCAATACGATTGATGAGTTTTGCTAGTACTATTTTAGATACAGTATTGAATTGGAGGAGATCACTCACAATCTTAAGAACATCCTTAGGTTCATCCTGCATACTCTTTTGAGCTTCCGTCAGACGCTCTATCTTATGTATGAGTGTGTCTCGTTCTTTATTGTAACCTTGAGATAGGTCCAAATAATCACGCTCAGTGACGATCCCTTTAGTCTTGTCATCATAAAGACCCTTAATGGCCCTCTTGATTTCCTCTATCCGTTTCTCTGCTATAACAATCTCTTTGGCTGCATGATCTACCTGCTTAGGCTTCCTCTTGGCTTTCTCTTGAGCATCCTTAAGAAGATCCTCACGATCTACCTCAGCTTCCTCAGTGAGTCTCCTGAGGTCCTTAAGGACATTCTGCAGAAGTGTCTCTTCTTTGTAAGCGTGTCTTGTGCAGGTCTTGAAGCGTTTATAGATAGAGCACATAGTATACCAATTACCGCTTTGGGTCCTAGAAAAGGTCAACCTGGCTCCGCACTCTTGACAATACAGGAGACCACCTAGAGGGTGAGTCGCTTTTGGAGTGTTGTCCTGACCGTAAGTTTTAACCCCTCGGAGCTGCTGGACTAGTTTGAAGGTCTCCTCATCAACAATGCCCTCATGTGTGTTAGGGACAATAATCCAAGAGCTCTTAGGAAGAGTCACAAGAGTCTTGACCTTATAACTGGTTGTAGCATGCTTACGTTGTGTCAGGTTGCCTGCATAGGTAGGATTAGAAAGAAGATACCGGATTGTGTCAGGCGCCCAGAGACCACTCAAATTCTTCGTTCTGGTTTTATAGTTAGTTGATAAAGCCTTGTGAGAACTCGGTGGGAGAACCCCTCTATCATTCAGGTCATAGGCAATTTGAGAGTAACCAAAACCTTTACAGTATCTCTCGAAGATCTCTCGAACTATAGGAGCAGTCTCAGGATCAAGGACGAGTGCGTTATTGTCTATGGGAGACTTTAGGTATCCATAAGGGGCAAAGGCTCCTATGAATTTCCCGGCTGTTCTCTTCTGGTTCATTACAGAGCGAACCTTTTTAGAGATGTCACGAGCATAGAAGTCATTCATAACTGACTTAAAGGGACTCATATCATTGTTACTATTATTGGTCTCAAAGGTATCAATTCCGTCATTAAGAGCAATGTACCGAACCTTCTGCTCAGGGAAGTATCTTTCTAAGTAATGGCCTGTCTCGATGTAATCCCGGCCCAATCTTGAGAGGTCTTTAGTTATCACAAGATTAACCTTGCGGGATTCTATGGCCTTGAGGAGTCTTTGGAAGTCCGGACGATTGAAGTTCGTCCCGGTGTAACCATCATCACTAAAGATGTCTACTAGGTTCCAGCCTTGCTCCATTACATAGCGAGTAAGGTACTCCTTTTGATTCCCTATGCTCTCCGATTCATTGCCTGTTGTCTCATCGTCTTCGCGAGAGAGTCTTACATAAATTCCTACGTTGAATATTTGGTGTGTATCTTTATTAGCAAGAGCGAACATACAACCTCCTTCTGCTCCTAACATTAATAAAGATAACTACCTTCGCTTGTCCTTATTTTAACTCAAGGAGAAGGTAGTTATCAACTTAATTGTTATCGCTTATGAGTATCGTTAGAATTTCCTTAAGAAGATCCTGGAGAGTCTTTCCCTCGGTAGTGTCCCGTATTGATATGACCATCGGATCAGTAGTCATTTAAACATCACCTCGTTACTATGAATATGATGGTGAAATTAAGAAAAGACCTCCAAGTGTCAGGAGGTCTCCATTAGGTAGTACTTAAGCTTTTTCATGTATACGGTTAGCCCAAAGAGATCTCCAGGCAGTAAGTGCCACTGAAACACCAGGAGAGCAGTCAGGGAATCCTCAAGACTAACCAAGATAATAAGCATTGGGTAAAGCAAGAGGATCACCTTAGATCTCCATGTAGTTATTGGTATCTGGTACTAAAATGAGAATAAATAAGGACACCCGCGAAGATGCCCTTAAGTGGATTAAGCGTCCCGCAGTTCGAGACCTAAGTTAGCGTAGATTCCGCAGTTAGCGTTATTTGGTGAGGCAATGTTAAAGGATACTGCAGCACCTATTGGGAGTTCCAGAGGTACTCCTAAGACAAGACTCAAGTTTTGCCCATTGGTAGAACCCGCAGGGATTGCACTCTGATAAATAGCTGTGGTATCTGCCTTGATTGTGACAGCACAATTCTGAGAGCCTACAGCGGCGGTCCCGGAGACTCTCCAGTTTGCCATGTGGACTAGCCAGCGTTTCCCAGGGACTCCTGGTTGACTGAGGGAGATTGCAGCGTTAACTGCTGAGATTGTCATAGGGTAATTTATAGAGGGTCTATCTGCTTGATTATGTGAGAACATCATTTATCAATTCACTTCCTTAATATTATTTTGGACGAGATAGAAATATTGTGAGGATTCCCAAGACGAAGAGCCAAAGGACAATCTCAATAGTGTCAGATATTAGAATCTCCACTTATGCTTGACCTCCCCGCCTGTGACCTTAAGGTTTACATTAGAGGTGCTCTCAGGGATGTCTACATGGACCTCTAACTCCACAGCCTTGTCCACAAGTTTCCCGTGGCTATAGACCTTCTCTACTGAGATAGGAATATAGGAGTCTCCATCATGAACACCATACCCTAAGCCGAACTCAATGGAGGTCTTACGGTACTCCTTCTTGGCTTCCTCATAACCTGTCTTACGGGCCAGGTCCACTATAGGCTGCACATCAACCTCCTGCTTGATAACCCCTTTAGTACCGTTAGGAGTTACTGTCTTGATTGGAGCAGTAACAACTGCACCGTTGACAGTCGCTCTGTAGGTCTGTGTGACCTCTAAGTCGTTATCACTTGGGGAGTCTTTAGGGACCGCAGAGAGTTCTGTAGTGGTCTTTATGGGAGCCACAGGGAGGTCTTGAGGTGTTACCTCTTTATGGTTGTACTGATTGTAGAAATAAAATGAGGTAGCAATCGCCAGGGAGATCCCAAGACCTCCAAGGATTCCCTTGAGGATTGCCTTTGTTGTATTGTCAGTGGTCACTCTTACGGACCATCTCCTTTATGTCGTGATGTGTACGCCTAGGATAATCTTAAGATAATCTTTAAGAACTATTACCTTTATCATTACTAATAAAAGAAGAGTCTTAAAGATTATCTTAGGAATTACCTAAGGAATATCTTACAAGGGGTGGAGAGCCTCAGAGTGTCTAAGTGGTCTTTATTGAAATTGCTTCAATAATAACAACACCTAGCCTTGTACACTTTGAGGTCTCACTACACCTAATGAGTCTCCCTTAAGAGTTCCACCACTTCTCCTAAGCTGTCATTAAAGACAGGATTCTCGTTAGTCTAATGCCTTTCTTAAGATAATCTAGGGTAGCACCTAGATTACAACATTAGGAGTCTTTCCTTATTTCACTACGTGTCACAATCGCCATTCTGTATATACGTGTCACAATTAACTTCCATTAAAGAATCCGTCCAAGATGTTGTACTGACTCATAGAGACTTTCTTAGGATTCTGCTTAAGAGGAACTTCAGGCTTATAAAGGATTCCATACTCAGGGTCCATCCATCTCTCAAGCTCCTCTTCAAACTTCTCCTGCATCCCTAAATCAGCAGACCTTGCCATAGCTTCAACCCAGAAAGCTACTGCACCACAGAGAGCATCCAGGCGATCATCATGTCCTAAGGAACCCTTATCTTTACTAATACGAGTGAGCTGATAGATGAGACTGTATAGATGATCTTTCTCGTACTGCTGGAAGTCCTCAAGAATAACCTGAGGATCTACAATGAGTCTATGGGACTGCATGACAGGCTCAAGAGTGTCTATGATCCGTTTCTCTTTCTGAGTGGAGGACTTGACCTCTGTAATTGTACAAGGATAAATTTCCTTGAAGATTGGTGTGAGGATCTTAGTAAACATGCCATCCCCGAAGTTCGCCTCAGTGACTACATCAGTTACCCCATAGAATTTTGCCTTAAGAGCTAATGCCTTTAGAACATCATCAGAGTAACCATCTCTGTAACCTCCACAAGCTACAAGGAAAAGAAAACCATTCAGGTATTTCACTATGGCGTAGGCAGTTTCGTCTTTGCCTCTACCGCTCGGATCGATAAACATTACGCAGCCCGTATAAGCAGCGATCTCTCTAGACCTCTCAAAGGGTCCATAGAAGTAATCATTCTTAAGAGCTACACAAGGTACATCCGTAAGGCGTAGATCTGGAGTTTTCCCCCAATACCACTTGAGACTTGTCTCTTTCATATCCAGGTCAGCAACGATTAAATCAGCGACCTTCAGAGGATACTTCTCAGCATCCGTCAGATTAGTGTTCAGGAGAAACTGCAAGGCAAACCCTGCGCGACCATAGGACAGTCTTCTCTTGGCTATTTCCTCCATGTTGAAGCGCCCTGGCTCTGTGGATTGTCCCGCCCATTTCTCAGGGTCCTTGTCGTACTTCTGAGCTATGAAGGGAGCTAACCTCAGTCCGTAGTCTTCGCGCTCCTTAGAACTCTCAGGATACAACAGAGGATAAATTAAGGTTGAGTACCCGCGCTTCTCAAGCTCATTATAGAGACTCATTTCATTCTGAGGGGTCCCTAAGTAAATGATCTGACCTCCTGGCTTGAGGATAGCATCGAACTCCTTGACAGCCTCGCCAAGTTGATCTCTTTGTTTCTGAGTCCCTGAGTTGTTAGGGACTTCCACATCGTCAGCCACTAGGATGTCAGCGCGTGACCCAGTGATCTGACCCGTGATACCTACAGACTTTACACTGGGAGAAATGTCAGGTACAGCCCCATGTACATCAAATTGGTTTTGAGTGTCTCTGAGTCCAGCCTTCTTGTCTTCTTCAGTAAGCCTTAAGACATCCAAGAAGGGAATAGTGTTGATGATCTTCTTGATAAAGATTGCATTGGCATCTGCTCGGTCTCCTGAGGCAGACACTATTTCTACTTTCAGCAGGGGATTCTTCCAGAGCCTCCACACTACATAAGCGCAAGTGATAAAGCTCTTGGCTACCCCTCGGAACCCCTGGAGAATGAAACGATCCCCAGGAGGGTCCTGTAGGGTCTTAGCCATATCTAGCTGAATCGGAGTAGGCTGAGAGAGTCCAATCATCTTCCAGATAATATAAAGGAGGACCCTGAAATCCTTCAAGGCCCTCTCAATCTGTTCTTTAGTCCATTGCACTATTGGATCTCCGTAGCATCCTCATCAAAGTCCGGGATGTCCTCCATAGATTGTTGAACTTTAGTTACTCCTGGAGTTTCTGGAGTAGTCTGTAGTTTATTTTCCTTCAGGAATTTTCGGACTTTCTCAAGGAAACTAGGGTTAGCCCTGAGATCTGGGTCCTGTAGTCCATCAAGGAGGGCTTGCACTTCAAGGGTAGCCATGAGGTCCAATAGTTTTTCATCAATTTTAGCCAAATGTTATACCAGTTTCTCCACTTTAATTACAGCATAGCTACTGCGTCCGCGCACTCATTGACCATTCGATTACGAAGTCCATAGACAATCTCCGCTGAATTCCTTGTAGAGATCCAATCATTCGCATTGCGAGACAGAGAGCGTACTTGATAGATAGCTTTAATGAATTCCTCCATCGTTTCAAATGCTCCTGCCGGGGAAAGTCCCAAGGCTTCCGTGAAGAGTTCAGGGAGATACTGAGGACCATAGTGGACTGCTGCCGACCAGATGACCTGTTGCAGGACCTCATCAAACCATGAGACATCCCATCCAGCAGCCCTCAGGTTCTCCACAGCTACATCAAAGTAATGTGTCTTAACGTACTCCCAT